CCACCGATAATCTTGTTGTTAATCTAACCCGTTTAACTGTGGATAAATCTATCCCATTCTCAAAATAGTACGCCCCGGACATTATAACCGGGGAAACCCCGTCTATTAACTTTAATGAGTTTGAAAATATTTCCGTTCCGCTGTGTGTTCCTAAAAATGAGGGGGCCTCATCAAGTGTCGAAACTGAGATAAATTCATTCACACTTACTTGTTTCGTTGTTACCATCGTTATTGTTTCTGAAGGATTTCCGTCAACATCATAAACCCGCGCTAAATACGTCCCTGCCTTGAGCGGGAGAACAGCAAACAGTGTCCTTGCCATTGCTGATTGGCCAATACTTACACTACTTGCCCAGGTTGCGTCTACCATTAAAGGTGAATGTCTAAACTCAACCTCCCCACCATAAATTACATCTATTTCAGCTGGTTTACCCCAACGGATCATCGCCTGCGCGCCAAAAGCTGAAATAGTCATATTTGAAAGTGGGGCGGGAGAAGATGAACGCCCAACTACCGTATGTCCTGTAATATTAGCCCACGGACCGGGAAGAAGCTTACCATTAACCTTAAACCTTAATCTGATATCAATAACCTCTTTCGTCCGAATATCTCCGATATATACGTATCCTTCACCTTGTTCTTCTATCACCGCCGGATAAAAAGCTTCGTTTGTTCCGTTCTGACGCATTTGGACTATCAATTCATTACCCGTACCAAATACGCTTTTATTCAACGGATTAAATATTATCCCAACCCTGATTTTAAGTGTTCCTGTTGAACTTATAACCATTACCGTTTCGTCAGAAATAACAGACTTTATAACCGGAGCAGGAATGACATCTTGCGCGCTAATTCTCGTAACAAATTCAGGGATTATTTCCGTATCAACATTATAAATAGCCGGGCGATAAGGGATAGCGATAATTGTTGCCTGTAAATTACTTGTTGGCGATATTGAAATTATAGTAGCGTCTTCCGTTTCTTCGCCGAACTCACCGAAACAAAAAAGATCGCCTATATTTATAGCTAAAGAACCCCACCCAGCAGCACCCCAGGGAGCTGATCCCCACCCGCCCGGATCAGAGAAATTTAATGTCTTTGTTGGTCCTTCGACCGTAACAACTTGAGCTGATAGATTTGGATTATCGACTGTACGAATAACAACTCCGTATGTCTTCCCCGCTTCCATAATGACTTCTTCATCAAGTTTAATCCCTAGAATCGCGTCATCTTCACCGCGAATAATATCCTTTACTCTCCCAGTTCCTAATCCAACGATTATAACATCGTGAGCAATCTTAACCCAATCCCCGCGGCGATATGTCAAATACTCCATATCCTGTTTAAATGTCCACCGTTCCGGCTGGTTAAGAACCTGGGCTATTCGCCATCTCCCTAACTTATAAATCTGATCGGGATCGGTTACCCCAAGCAACTCTAAAGATTCAAACTTTGTGGCGTTATTGTCGTTATACCCATCCCGGTAAACTCTACATTCGTCAGTAGAATAATCTTGGTCCTCCTGAGAAAATTGTATCCGCCATCCGTGAGGAGCATCAATAAAAAACTTATCAGCAGATAAATCAAAACTGTTTCGCGGGGTAATAATACTAACCGGGGCAGTTTGTTCCCGGTCAATAACTACTGACCATTTACCGTCTACCATTGTTGGAGCCGCACGGCCGGCGGCACAAATGTCCCTCAATGTTTCCCACACCGAGGAAGAATAATCACGAACCATATTAAACTTGAAACCTTTTAAATCACAAAATTCGTGCCAGTCCTGTAATGTTTCAAGATCAATTCGGGTGTCCCCTAGAGGCAAATTCATACCATTGCCCTGTAATACAAACCTAAACAATGAAGCCGGATTTTGTGTTATTCTTTCAATCCAAGTTTGTGTCGCACTATCCCAATCTAAACAAACCCGGGTTACAATACCCGAAAAATCGTTTATCACTCCATTAAGTTGATCCGTGGCTTTAATAACTATTGCAGTCATTGCCAGAGGAACCGGGGAATTAACCGGGCTTTCTGCAGTTATCGATCTTAATGCTGTCCAATACGTTAAATCGGAAATAAGACTCGAATCAGTATCCTCCGTTGTCCGTCTTACCCGGACATCATATTGAGCTCTATCGTCCACCCCCCAACGAATACCATATCTCAAAGACGATGTCTTTTTACCTGTAAAAGTTATACTTTGTAATAGACTTGCCACAATATTAAGCCAGGAACTATCGACCGTTGACTGAAATTTAGCTCCGGATGTATCAATCTTTGACCACGGATCACCGCTCCCAGTTTTCCGGTATTCAATTTCAACACTTATAGACCGAGATTGTTTATTTCCGCCCTCGTCATATTGGACAAGCCCGCTGGGGAATGAAATATCAAGACTAATCTCATCTGCGTTTATTGTCGTTGTCCGGGTTATCCAATCGCTAACAGAAGTCAAAGCGATAGTAAAATCTTCCTCGCTTATCGCGCTGGGGAATAATGTTAAAGCTTCATCAGCTGCGTATCCTTCGCGATGTTCAATTTGGTAATCACTGAATTCTGTTAAAAGAGTATCGCCGATTTTAATACTACTTTCATCGATTTCAATCGGACCAATACCCCAAATAAAAATCATTCGGATATACTGATCCTCCCCAATCATTTCAGTATACGGTTTTGATCCTAGCGGGGGAGTTTGCCGATACTTGCCAAGCAATACAGGAACAGGAGAAAACGGACTTAATGAATTGCTTGCCCCCTCAATATATAACGTATTACTATCTGTTGTCCCATCCGTACTTGATAATGAGGATAATTCCGCGCTTTTTGTTGGGCATAAAGCGTTTACAGCCATCATTCCTACAGCGGTAACTACTCCGGTATACATTGCCCCTACGAACGTTACCCAGGCCCCAGTCGCACCCTCAGCAAACCCCATCAACCCAAGCGCTGCTCCACTTGTAGCCATAGCCAAAGCAACAACGGCTATCATTAAAACTATCCTGGTTACGTCTTTACCTCCACCGCCGCCGCCGTGTGGCACTGGAAACGCCCGGGCCTCAACAATCTCCCCTGATTTTGGTTTATGTGTCGCCCATACCTTTTTGGGGATTACTCTGCCGTTAATGAACACAATAGCGTTATGTAACTTTGTCTGATCCGGCTGGGCGAACAAGACCATATCTTTAATAGTTGTTCCCTCATCAAATTCAAGCCGCTTTTGAGCGGACTTAAACGGATGAACAACCGCCGTCATTTTAATTTTATTCGACATTTTTACCCTTTAAGCGGTAAATTCCTTCAATCCGCTTTACCCATTTTGCGCTGTCTATACGTTCAATAACTGTATTAACCTTTCTTTCACAATGTATAAATCTATCTTTATCAATCATAAGCCCTACGTGAGTGTATGTATCACCAAACCTAAAAACCACGACATCAAGAGGTTTAGGATCGTTAATTTTTCTCCAATTATGTTTTTGAGATAAAACAATATCGTTTATAACACGCCTTGAGGCTTTATCATCTCCGGGATTGACATATTCATCAATTAAGCTTGGAAGATCTATTCCCGAAATATCACGGTATGCCAAGCAAGGGACACCCCAACAATCCCAGCCTGAATAATCCCGGCCTTTATCTTTAAACTTAACATAAAGAGCCTTATTTATAAATTCCTCAAGTGTCATAATATCCCCCGGAAGATTGAAGGAGAAAATTTCAACGATGGATATTCTTCCCGGGTCAAATCCTCAAACTCTAAATCCGCAGATACTGTCATTGAATCATATTTGACATTATTAAGCCTCATTCCGACAAATTCCGCTTCCATAATGTTCGGAGTATCTTGTCTTACAATAGTTATTTTAACGCTTGGGGGAGTAGATATTAACCTGATCGCTTGTCCGATTTCGCGGGATACATTACTGATTGTTAACTTCGCGGAAGGCTGGGAATCTTCTTTTGAATCCGGCAATTGAATATCAAATGGGAATCCAATATATTCTAATCCGTTTGACGTGATATTGACTTTATTATTAACTACCCGGATATCTTCAGTTAAAGAAGCATGGCTTATTGTAAGAAGAACAAGGGGCAGATCGCTTTCATTTTTCCAAGCGTCCTGTTTTAAATCATCAGAGATAGGCATTAGTCGGGCTGTATTTCTAACTCAAAAGAAGCTTGATAAAGACGATCATCAATTGCCGGAGCTGTTTTTATACAACTCCATTCGGGTTTTGATTTGAACCTGATATTAACTACCGCTTCAGTAAATGGATGTATCCAGGTAAATGTTAATGATCCTTGCTTAAGCGTAGTGCGAAAAAACGTATTAAAAATAGTTAATTGCGCTCCGGTTAGGATAATTGACCCCTTAACAGCTTGCGTAATCGCTGTAAACCTATTACGAACCGAAGCCGGACCGGAATCCATATTCGTTATTGCTCGGCTCTCATCATCTTTAACCGTAGTATCCGATAAAAGCCTTTGCGGTAAAGTCACAGGCCATATATCCATAATTACCTCGCAACGAGAGATTGTTTTAATCCAAATGAATTTTTAAGGGCTTTATATGTCCTGCTTCCAGGACTTGTTACCGATCCGGCAACAGCTTCATCAATGATAATATTGATCTCCTCTTTGCTCCCGGAACTCTGCCTATTTTGCTTTACACTCGATCCTTCCGGAGCATAGACGTTAACCTCAACACTGCTCCCCCCTGATTTTACCCCGAGATCTCCCCCACTGGTGCGAAATAGCGGAAGTATAGCCTCTGCTCCCTCTTCTCCGGCTAATCCAATACCCCCATTAGCCATACGGAATATTGATGGTCTGTCAATTATCCCGCCCGTTGCAAACGGGATTAAGTTACCTCGTGAAAATATATTGCCGTGTGCGCTGGCAGTGGTTGCAGATACCGCAACTGCTTTTGATTTTGAAGAAAACATCCCTTTTAATCCAGCACTCAAAGCATTTCCTAAAGGTTCTGTAATCGCCGTCCTCAAAAGAATACGTTCAATATCTTGAGCTAATGAAACTAACACTTCACTAAATTTTTTCCCTTCAATAATTGCGTCCTCGAAAGCCGAAGAAAAAGTAAAACCTAAAT